ATGAGGGTATCCAGACAAGCATCGAATAATTTGTTTGTTCGAGAGGGGTGTGACTGGTCTGCTAAAGCGGTATATGCAGCCCTTGAAAACAAAGGCACAGACCTCCCTGAACTGGAAAGGGAGTTAGGATTAAAAAGCGGATCAATGCGCAATGTGTTTTACCGCCAGTGCCGTAAATACGAAGCCGCCATCGCCGAAAAAATAGGGGTTGAACCTGCTGTAATCTGGCCCAGCAGATACCAGGTGGACGCCAGAGAAGTGGCTTGATGGGGGATGTATGTGGGTAACAGCAAAAGAATGTGTTGGTCTTCCTGATTTACCAATGATGGAACATAACATTCGCCATCGACTCACAAAAGCAGCTGCGGGAAATGCAGCCATGTTACGCAAACGTAAGGGGACAAAAGCAATCGAATTTAATATCGATTGTTTGCCTTCTGGCGCGCAACAAGTATTGCGTGAACGTTATGCCCTTCAACTGATGACGCAAAAAGCTGATGAATCACCGGCTCCGGTGGTGACAAAGGCCAGACGCTCATCTGCCGTGGTTGATGCGGTGGAGGCATATCGCGGATCACCACAACTGATGCTCGAACGCCTCAATGCCCTGACTGAAAACCAGCGCCAGGTGGCTGATGCACGAATCGCGATCGTCAGCGAAGTTCTGAAAGTCGCGCAACAACCTGGTTTCAGCTGTGCGAAGGCTATCCGGTTTATCGTTGACAACCTGGCACGTTCGCAACTGGACGAGCGCATTGTGGCAATGGTTGAGACGGCGAACGCCAAAAAGGGAAACAGCCGTGCGTTGAGTGAAATCACGCTGAAACGCTGGATTGCGGCCTTTAACAAGGCACAGAACGCCGCTGAACGCCTGCTTTTACTGGCACCGGGTAAACGCCAGGAAATAAAAGCCGAAGATATTAACTGGCTGCCCGAATTTCTGGCGCAGTATCGCCAGTCAAACGGCCGACCAATGACCGAGGCTTACGAGGATTTTGTTGCTGAATGGCAGCACCGGCACGCTGATGAGCCTTATATGCTCGATATCATGCCCTCTTATGACACCATTCGCCGCGCAATGAAGAAACTGCCGGAAGTGGTGAAACAAAAAGGCCGGGTAACTGGCAGTGAATACCGTCAGCTTGAGGGATTCACGCGCCGCGACTGGTCCAGAATGCCGGTGAATTATGTCTGGATTGGTGACGGTCACGGCATGAAGCTGAAATGCGCGCACCCGGTTCACGGGCGGCCATTCGCACCGGAAGTGACCTTTGTTATCGACGGTGGCACGCGCTTTGTGGTGGGCTGGAGCCTTGATCTGGCTGAAAATGTTTTCGCTGTAGCCGGTGCCATACAGCACGGCATTCGCCATCACGGCAAACCGTTTCTGTATTACTCGGATACCGGGATCAAAACCCGTGCGGATGCGCACGACACCCTGAAAACGCAGGTTGCCAGCCTGTCGGCAGAACTGGAAACCGCAAAAGGCACACCAACTGGCGGCACTATTGATCTGACGAAATATGTGCCCGTTGAGACGTATAACACCCTGCGTACCGAATATGCCGCGCTGTCGGCACAACACGGCAGCACCACGCTGGAGCAGTTGCTGGATAAGGCCGAGTCCGAAGGACGCATTTTCAAAAGCGAACGCGGATACATGGAAGGACTCGGACAACAGATTGGCGTCGCGGCACTTTCTGCACAGCTTGACGCCCGCCAGCCGGTTGCGGCTCTGACCACTCTTCAGACCGACACCGTAACCGTGCCGGATAAAAAGACCGCCACCGCTGTGCTGTCGGCTGAAGATATCGCCGCCGCACGTCTGTTGGGTAAAACCGAAGCCGAGTTCCTGAAAATGAAAGAGGAAATGCAATAATGCCTACCCCGATTACACCGGCGATGATCACCGCCCTGATGACGGGCTACCGTTCTGATTTTCAGGCCGGGATGTCCATGGCTCCGTCGCAGTACCAGAAAATTGCGATGACCGTGCCGTCCACCTCGAAATCCAACACCTACGGCTGGCTGGGGCAGTTCCCGCAGTTCCGTGAGTGGATCGGCTCCCGCGTCATCGAGAAGATGAAAGCCTATGGCTACGCCATCGTGAACAAAACCTTTGAAGGCACCGTTGCCATTAGCCGCGATGACTTTGAAGACGACAATCTCGGCATCTACTCCCCGTTATTCCAGGAAATGGGTCGTGCCGCTGCGGCACAACCGGATGAACTGGTCTTTGCTGCACTGCGTGATGGTCTGAATGCGGCCTGCTATGACGGCCAGAACTTCTTTGATACCGAACACCCTGTTTACCCCAAAGTGGATGGCTCCGGTGATGCACAGATGGTCAGCAATATGTTTGTGGCAAAAACCGGCTCTGTCGGTGCACAGGCGGATTACAGCGGCCCGGCCTGGTATCTGCTTGACTGCTCCCGCGCGGTAAAACCGCTGATTTATCAGGATCGCCGCAAAGCCGAACTGGTTGCCCAGACAAAAGTCGATGAAGGCCGTGCGTTTACTGATAACGAGTTTGTGTTCGGTGCTTCCGCCCGTCGCAATGTGGGCTACGGCTTCTGGCAGATGGCCTACATGATGCAGTCACCGCTGACGCTGGATGCGCTGTGGCACGGCTGGTCAGCCATGCGTGACTTTAAGGCTGACGGTGGCCGCAAACTCGGCATCAAACCCACCCATATTGTTGTCCCCACCTCGCTGGAAAAACAGGCGGTGCAGCTGCTGGAGCGCGAGCTGTTCGCAGACGGTAACGCCACAGTCTCTAACGAGATGAAGGGCAAGCTGGAGCTGGTTGTCGCGGATTATCTGTAAACGGTGAGCCGGGCTTACGGCCCGGCCCCTGCGGAGGGCAAATATGAATGAACATCACACTGTGGCAGCAACAGATGATTCAGGCCTTCAGGTCAGTGGTGACAGTCCTGTCACGGTACTGGCAGAAGTGCGTTGCAGTCGTACGCATTTTCGTCGTGCGGGGTTCCTGTTCATGCGGGGACGCCAGCAGGTTGACGTCACCCCGGAGCAGCTTGCCCGACTGGAAGCGGAGCCATGCCTCACTGTACGAATACTACAGACGCCTGGTGATGATGCGGGAGCCGTGGCGGGTGTGGTTCATGCAGAGACCGGTGCAGATTTAGCCGAAGCCGAAACCGTACAGGATGCTCCCCGGAAAAAGACCGGCAATAACGCCAGACAGGCGAAAAAGGCGCGCGCATGAATTACGCCACCGAAACCGATATGCGGGCACGTTACCGCGAGGATTTGCTCAGGCCATTACTGGCCGTGCCCCGTTCGGATGAACCGGACACGCGCAAGCTGAACCGGGCACTGACGGACGCGTCTGCCCTTATCGACAGCTATCTGTCTTCCCGTTACACGCTGCCGCTGGCGGTGGTTCCGGCGGTCCTTGTTCAGCATTGCTGCACGATTGCCTTTTATTACCTGTGCGATCAGCGGGCATCCGATCAGGCGCGTGACCGTTACCGTGAGGCGCTGGCCTGGCTGAAAGATGTCATGAACGGTAACGTGCCGGTCGGCGTGGATACAGACGGTGCGGCCCCTGAATCCGGGGATTTACCGCAGGTGCAGTCTGATGCGGCGGTGTTCGGGCGCAACCAGAAGGGCTTTATATGATTACGGAAACCGAGCAGGCGTACATCGCCCGTATCCGTGAGTATTTCGGGAATGAACTGGTGTCTGTTGACACACATCCCGGCGACTGGAGCGACAGCGTACTGCGCACCATGCTGATTAACGCCCCGGCTATCTATGTTGCCTGGCTGGGTGCCGGTGAAGGGCGTACCCGTGGGCGTCTGGTCAGTCACTGGGTGTTCTACGTCATCGGCGACATGCTCAATGGCCGTGAGGTCAGCCGTCCCGGGCTTTATCAGATTGTGGCCCGCCTGATTACCGTGCTGGACGGCTTCAGAGCAGAAAAAACCTCACCGCTTTACTTTGAAAAGGCGGTCAACGGTTACACCGAAACGCAGGCAGGCAGCGGTGCCGTGATGTACGCCCTGTATTTCTCATGCGAGGAAATGATCGACCCGCTGACGGATATCAGCTCGCTGGATGATTTCCTGCGCCATTACGAAACCTTTACCGAACCGGAAGGCACGCCGGAATTTAAGGCACACATCCGTCTGCCTGGTGCAACTGCCGCCGGTGAAAACGCCGGACTGTCAGAGGAATAACAGATGACAACCATTTTTATTAAACCTGCGCCGGGATGCCTGATCCGCGATCCCGACACGATGACTCCGCTCTCTCAGGACGGGGAAGAGAAACCCTTCACTCCGTTCTGGTGCCGCCGTCTTAATGATGGCGACGTCATTGTGGTGGATAAAACGGCGGAGCCTGCCCCGGCTGCCACAACTGCTAATACCGGCGCGGCGGCAAAACCAGCGGGAGCGGTAGCAGAAAAAACTGCGGCGGTGGCTGAAAAAACCGCAGCATCAGATAAGGGGACGTCCTGATGATTAACTTTGATTATATCGGCGATAACAATCGCATTCCGCTGGTACAGATTGAAATCAATAATTCAATGGCCGTGACCGGCACTCCACCACAGCGTCAGGCGGTACTGTTGTTTGGTCAGGCTGCAATGAAAGACACTACCATTCAGGGGCGCGGTCAGCTTGATGTACCAGTACGTATTACCCGAGCTTCACAAGCAAGAGAACTCTGGGGGCGAGGTTCCATGATTGCACTGATGGTAGAGGAATTTATCGCCATTAACCCTGACACAGAGTTATATGCCATTGCACAGGGGGCTGGAACAGGTCAGTCCAGGGCATGCGTGATGAATATCATTGGAACAGCATTGGCAGACGGGGTGTTAAGTGTTTACATCGGCGGTCGCCGTTACCTCCTGCCCGTCAGTAAGGGGAAAAAAGGTAAAGAGCTTGTGGAAGAGCTGGCTAAGGTCATTAACGCTGACACTGATGCGCCATTCACTGCTATCGCAGCTGAAGTCAGTGGTGATAATGCTGAAGGACTTAAAGGCAGCATGGGGGTTAACGCCCGCTTTATCGGTGAATGCTCAGCTCATGATTTACGGGTGAACTATTATGACGGTGAAACTACACCGGCCGGTCTTACGCTGGAGCTCGTCGCGCCAACACAGAAGGCAACAAACCCCGATATCACCCGTAGCGTCTCAGGGATGGGGAATCGTCAGTACAACTACATCGTCATGCCCTATAAGGATGCGGCAAATCTCAAAATTCTGGCGGATGAACTGCTGAAACGCTGGGGACCGGTAAAAATGTCGGACGGTATGGTCTGGATGGCGCATACCGGCACCTTCGGTACGGCAACCAGTTTTGGTGAATCCCGTAATGACTTCCTGTTTACCTGCACTTCTATTCCTAAAGCACCAGAGCCGGATTATGTCTGGGCGGCCTCCATTTGTGCGGTCTGTGCGCCCTCCCTGTCAACGGATCCGGCCCGACCATTACAGACACTGGCGCTGCCTGCCCGTATGGCACCTGAAGCACCGGCTCGTCTGACGCGGGAAGAGCGAAACAGCCTGCTTTATACCGGCATGTCCACGGTGACCGTTGCGGCCGCTGATGTGGTGCAGATTGAACGTCAGGTGACGATGTACCGTCAGAATGCATACGGCGAAAGCGATCCCAGCTATCTGGATGTAGAAACCATCTACACCCTGTCATATCTGCGTTATTCCCTGCGCACCTTTATCACGCAGCGTTTCCCGCGCCACAAACTGGCCGATAACGGTACTCCCGTCCGGCCCGGTCAGAATATCGTGACGCCGGAGATTATGACGCTCCAGCTGATTGCACTGGGGGAAGAATGGGTGGAACTCGGGCTGGTCGAAAATCTGGACACCTTTAAAAAGAATCTGCTCGTGGAGCGCAACACAAAAGACCGTAACCGTCTGGATGTGATGTGTACACCGGATCTGCACGGCAGCGTGCCCTGCGTGAAATGCGCCGTGCGATTGCCCGTTCAGAACGGTTTTCTGCCACCGTGCGTGGCTGGTTCCGGGATGATGGCCGGTTATGGGATGTCAATCTGCTGACCGGTGTTTCAGCCCTGCGTTTCGGTATAGAACAGACTGAACTGCTGGTCTGTCAGGTGGAGTTTTTACTTGATGAGCATAACGGGGAAGTCACCCGGCTGGTACTGGCACCGCGTGACGGCTTTATCGTTCCGGCAGAGCCGGACAGTAAGGGCCGGGGTGGTTCCGGTGACGATGTTGATGCCTTTATTCGCCAGCAGATGAAAAAACAGGGGATCAGCTTTGATGAATGA